CGCATACTTTTCGAACTTGTCCGAATATAGACGAAGATGCACAAGAACCGTACGTGTATTGTCCATTGCAACCATCCGAATACCTTCAGAATCAAAAAGCAGACTCATCTCGACCAGAATGCACTTTAGAGCCTCTACCAGTGTACGAATGGCTCCAGTCTGTACAGTCTTCGCTTCCACAAGATAATCGACCATTTTATGAGTAATGGACCGTTCGTTTAAAATACTTACTTACGACGCTTCATCGTCGCACTCTTCTTGCGAGATACGATACGACCAGCCTTATTGTACTTCAAGTTGTTCTTAGTAAGACCACCCTTGGTGTGATGAGCAGTCCCATGCATAACCTGTGCGCGAGAGCCTACCTTACGAGTCTTGTCGGGCATTTGTATGTTTAGGAATCTTTTTTTTGAGTATAACTGGGGAAAAGTATATACCAGCGCAATACAAATGTTGAGTTTTGTCAAACGTCAAATACAAACAGTACAACCAATATATATACCACCTGATAAACAGACTGTATTGTTTTTATGTTTCCCAAATAACAGTAGTTCTGTCGTTATTTCAAAATGGAACGGTCATACACTCAGAAATGGGGAATATGGAACTGGAGGAACACAACAATCTATTATACTGATGGCCGAATCATTAGTCGGAAGAGGCTATAAAGTATTTGTAGGTTGTGATACTTGCGTTGAGAACACAACCGTAAATGGAGTTCAATATGTGTCATCTGCATTCATCTACAAGTTAGATGACAAAGTTGACATTCTAGTTATAACTCCATGGGTTGATCCGACGATTATATACAAATGGTCAAAACTAAAAACACTTATATATTGGTGTCATACAAAACAGTTTGGATCCGAAAATGTGTTTAAAAACTTCAAAACAATGTATCCAAAATGTAAGCTTATTCTTAATACTATTACAGATTTTACAAAATCGTTCTTAGATACATCTGTTCCATATTATAGAAAGTATTTTGATAAGGTAGTATCTATTCGAAACCCAATATTAAACAGCATATCGGATAACACAAAAATACCTCATTCTTTTATTTTTCATTCATCGTTTAACAGAGGAGGTGAACTGATGTACAACGCATACAAGGGACTCATATTTGCCGATAAAACATTAACAGTATGTTCATATAATCCTTATATAGTCGATGATATCATAGGATGCAAAATGAAATCTATGTCAAAATATCAACTGTATAATACACTTAGCTCAACAGAATACTACGTGTACCCCGGAGTTAGTGGTGCTGATAAATATCGTCTTACAAAAGAAACAGATTGCTGTGCGGTAGCTGAAGCACTATTACATGAAGTCATTGTATTTGCATTTCCCGTTGGAGCATTAGTAGAAAACTTTGGAGATTGTGTTATCTGGATCCCATTTCCTTCAAATGCGAATATGGAACTAATACGCAATCCTGAGGATTCACGTAATCCAGAGCTGTTTTCAGACGAAGTTGTGTCATCTATTCAGAAGCTGATTTATGAGATAGATTCCGATACTGAACGCAAAAACGATATCAAAATAAGAGGAAAGGAACTAATACTCAAACAACGTAATATCGATACAATAGTTGATCAGTTCATCAGCATAGTATAAGACATAATCATTTATTCTCAAAACTAAACATTCAGCTGAATACTTAGTTTTGGGTTTCCCCTTTATTTATTTTTATATCATGCTAACCTACTTCTTAGTTGGAGTAGGCAAGTCCGCCCATGCCACTCATCACGCGGAGGACGTTGTAGTTCAGCGCATACACGCGCACCTGGGCCGTGCGGGCACCAACAACCGTGTTGATGGACACCGTCAGCTGGAGCGTCGCCTTGTCGATGCGCGAGAAGTTGCACGTGCCACTCGGCTGGTGCTCCTCGGGGCGCAGGGCGAAGGAGTACACGTTGATACCCGTCGTAGGCGTGCGCGTGTGGTGCTGGAAGGGCTGGACCTTGTCGAAGTAGGCACCCTCACGTTCCGTAAAGCGGTCCTGGCCATTGAGCTGGAGCTTGGCGACCTCCACGGGGTTCTTGCCCTCGCAGCGCACACCGGAGTCGAGGATGACCTTAGCGAGCAGGTAGTTCACACCTGACTCGAACTCCAGGAAACCACCAGTATCCAGCGTGTCCGCACCGTAGAGCGACGACGCCTGCGTCGCACCCTGTCCCATGAGCTGGGTGGCTCGCGCGACGGCAGTAGGGTACGCAACACCATCTGCACCAGCGGGAATACCTGGATTGACGTTGGGGCTTACAGAGGCCGCCTGAGACAGCAGGGACATGATCATGCCCTCCGTGCTGAAGTCGTCGGAGTAGTTGAAAGGCTGGGGGCCACCAACCGAGGCAATCCAGTTAGGGTTCGAGCAGTCCACGAACGAGTCGCGCTGCACAACCCAGAACAGCTCCTTCACGGGGTGATTGAAGTTCAGCTGGATCTTGTTGGAAGACGACGTGATCGACTCAGCACCAGTGTACTGCACCTGCTCGATGAGGTACTCGTGGCTCTGCTGGGCGAAACGGCGGCGCTCCTCCGTGTCGAGATACACATAATCGACATACAGAGACGCGGCAGCGAGCGACTGGGCCGTGGGGGTCGCCTTGGCAGTACCCAGTGTAGCCTCGTAGTACGAGCAGTTCTGCCACGTCTCGAAGTCTACGTTGATGCGAACCTCGTGGTACTGGAGCGCAATCAGGGGAATCGCCAGACCAGGGTTGCGGCAGAACCAGAACTGCAGAGGAATGTAAAGCGTCTTCGCGGGGGTTCCGCGGCGGGGGACGCAAGAGATCGTCGTCTCAGACGCCGCGCAGGTCGCATCAAGGTCAATGCCACTCGCACGCTTGGTTAGCACGAGGTCGTGGGTGTTTCCGATTATAGCGTCCAGCGCAGCTACCGTACCAGCCTCCGTGGAGAGCTGGGTCCAGATCTGCATCCAGTCGCCGTACTGACGATCGATGCGCTGGCCACCGATTTCAACCTCCACCTGCTTGATGAGGCGGTGGCCGATGTAGTTGAGCCAGCGGAAACCCGAAGTGCCGGTGGTGGCATCGCTGAAGGTGTTAGTACCCTTTAGGTCAATCTGGGGAAGCACAACCTGAATGTACGTCTTGTACATAAGATCAGCGTTGCGGTTGATCACAGCCGTCACACGCTTGTTGAAGTCGGCCTGACCGTTGAAGGTAACTTCAATGGACTCCACAGCGAAGTTGGTATGGCGCTTGTACAGCACCTTCCAGAAGGTAATCTGGGGATTACCGGAGATGTAGATGTCCTGTGCACCGTACGACACGAGCTGCATAAGACCACCGCCCATTTTGTGTTTATGATATAGAATGAGAAAAAGTTTTCATAGAATAAATGAACGTGTGGTTTTTGCCGACCTCGAATCCCATTCTCAATACGTTCCTTCGTTCTATAGTCTTGATTTTATTTATGATATTTGGTTTGAATAGCAGTTGGTACTCAGCATACTGGGCTGCAGTTATTCATGATAGCATTTCGCTGGTGTTGATTTATCCACTGCTTAAATAAATGAAGACTCGCAAAACACGACGGTCTCGTAAGCGAGGTGGAGCTACTATTCCGGATTACACTCAAGCTCTTGAAGCAAGAAAATAAATGTTTCGAGAGGTGATCAGCTTAATGGAAACCGAGCTCAATGGCAAAAGATATATTACAAAGTCGCTGGAGAATCAACTATTGGATGCGATTGAAACCTACGATGTTAGGTTTCTACAGCATCGCGTACCTTCAGAGATTCGTAGAGCTGATACAGAATATATGCAGCTGTTTAGACGTTATCAAGAACTAGCTAAACGCCTTATGGACATCCAAGTAAGAGGATGATTTTCAACTAGTTGAACCGAACCCACCGGAGCCTCGGTTATCCGGCGGAGCTGGAAGTTCATCAGTTAGAACAATATTGTTCCAAGGCAGAAAGTTGTGCTGGCAAATTTGAAAAAGGCGAGTACCAGAATCATATCGGATAGTTGTTTCCTCTTCGGGGCTCATATTATCCGCCATCGCCTTAACTTCGCCCCGGTATCCTGCGTCAATCAGCCCGATAGAGTTACATAGGCGAAATGGTGTCTTATAAATCGAAGAGCGAGGAAGAAGAAGGCAAGGCGCAGGAGTGTTATCCGCAAAAGTCGCAGCCACACTTACACCTAGTGAAAAAGATACAACCTTCTCACCCAAATCAATATTTTTAGCAATTAGAGGAATATCAAATCCAGAGTCAGTCCAACGATGAGTCTGGATTTGCTTCTCAATCATATCGCGTAGCTCGGGGTTCTTGGCACGGATGTATAGCGTCATGTTACCTAATATACGCCCGTTCAGTTTATATGCTTTAGGCATACTGGCAAATACTTATCGGACCCTCCAACGTCAACTTGGGGTCCGCTGTTATCATTTTTGCGTGTGAACGGAGCAAGTGTTCCATCTTTGCATAGCATACAGTAGGCGTGAAGTTTTGTCAAGTGTGTTGCGAACGGAATGCAGTTCAAGATTTCGCCGAACGATTCCTGTCTTGCATCTCCATCAAGTCCAACAATGAGAATATCGCGTTTGTGAGATTTAAGAATGAAGATGACAAAATCTCGAAGTCCTTTGAAGAACTGTGCCTCTTCAATAACGATACAATCATTTTTTGTAATTATTTCCAGAGGATTCAAATTTCTTTCTACATCCCACACCATACAAGGTGTTTGTTCCCGATCATGCGTAACCATAACATCGTCATGTGAATAACGACGGTCGATGTTAGGCTTAACTACAATAACTTTCTTCCCAATAGCTTTCTTGCGGCGCACATAAGACACCGCATGACTCGACTTACCAGAAAACATAGGACCGAGAACGATTTCTAAAGACATTCTTACTGCTATTCAACGTGCCTTATTGAATTCGTTTTAGACTAATATAGCTAGAAGAATCAAAACTGTAATCCTGACACTGAGGTATATAAAAAGGGTCTGTCCAACTATCTACTATACAAACTGGGAACTTCAAATACAACGACTCTAATGAGTTTCTGAGTACAACTGGGATTGCACCGCATAATATAGCCTCGTATATACGATGTGTATCTATTCCAGTACCTTCGGGACATAACACATATTTAGATCTACTTAAATCACTATAATATTCGTCTACTGATATATTGTGATTCGTAATAACATTCGGATTGTTTTTAAATATATCGAAACATTGCTTTCTTTTTTGTAAGTTTGTATGTAGTGAAAAGTTCATATATATTTCAATATTTCGTGGCTGTGGGGAATAAGTAAACTTTGAAATAAAGTCTAACTGTTTATCGACAAATCCAAGGGGAATAGATGTTAATAACTCATCTTGTACATTTGTATTAATTGCAAAAATGTGTTTGGCATATTTCTTTACTACATTTAGCTCATTAGTCCCGAATGCTCTATCTGAATTGTGAAAAACAAATACATACTTGTTGTTCGTCTCTTTGGGTATAAACAGATGAATCTTGTCTATAATATCGGTATTTATGAATATAGAGTCTCCATCTTTGCTATCGTAAAAACTAAATCGATTCATTAGTAGGTAGCGATTGCATAACGTCCATTTACATTTCCTAGCAAATGAATATCCCGATATAGTGTTAGAATTTGGATATTCAACTATTTCCGTTGGAATATATACGCTTCCTACATGATTTATATTTGAATATGGAACTCCGCAGTTAATTCTAATAGGGGTTTCTCCATGATACTGAAAAAACTCATCGAATACTATTGAATCGTCTTTTACTATCGGATATATAACATTTTTCAAGAAAGTTTGATCATAACCGCGTAGCCCAGCAAGTGGATGTTTAGTCAGAGAAAAATCATTTATCAAATCTTTAATATTAGACCTAAGTAGTCCCCGTTTAATACCCCACATACCACCTAATATCTCAGCATCATGTGCAACATTATCTCTTATAATTTGAAATCTTTTATTAGAATTCATGAATGTGTTAATGCAGTATACATCTCGTTCGTTAATTATGGAATCAGCATCTCTAGAGAATGCGATTGATACTTCCGGATAATCTATTGACGTGAAACGATGAATCATATTTAAATGTCCAGATACATATGTTTCGATATATTTAACATTTTGTACATTATGGGTTATAAACTGTAATATACTCTTATCAAAATCATTACCAATATATATATATATCCAGGCACTTGGATATATGGCATTTATAACTTTACAATTTCTATAAAGTCCGTAAATATATACATCTGCATTTCCATATAATGAATATGAAAATACGATTCGTGTATTATAGTTAGGATTGGATACACTTGCCAGTTTGTTAGCTATAAATTTAATACTCTTCATTTACATTCTTTATTATAAATTAATTACTTATAAATAAACTTGTGTACTTCTCATTTACTGACCCATCGGCTCGGTTATAACAATATTTCACATCGGCGTCCAACTTTAAATGAATTGCCATACAATAAAATGAGCTTTCTATCATATGGATTTGCTTAGCATGTCTTATTGTTTCATAATAGTGATTAAATGGCTTATTTATAAATGTTTGTGCTAACTCATACCAAGTATGATCGGGTTGATATAAATTTACATTCGGATCTAAAGTGAGTATTTCGTTAATATCCCATTTTACTAAATTTGTCAGATTTGTTGATGATTGTTGTTGAACAAAAATGTATGGAACCTTTATGTTTTTGTATAGTTCTTTA